CAGCGACAACCCCTGACAGGAGAAAGAAAGCGAAGCAAGACAACGACGTGTCAAAGGAGCGAACAGCCGCCATCAAAGCCTTAATCAAGGATTTGGGCTGCGAGGACGATAACTGGTTTACTCCAGAAAACACTCGTGCCAACATTTTCTCATCTATGAAGGCGCACGCCAAGCTTGCGACGATCGACTCACCTCCGGCCACGGATAAAGACTGGGCTGATGCCTTGACTGAGGGGTGCAACGACTTTGACACATCACCCATTGAGTCGCATGCGCAGCAGGGTTTTGAGGGGTGGTACAAGCTAGCCGCCACTTTGGCTGACACATCGGCGGGCGTTTCTGCTCGTTTTCGTCGCCAGTCGAAGAAGGCGTGGGCTTCAGACCCTGAGCTGTTGACTGCCTTGCTTGACTTGGTGCAGTGTCGCCTCATTTTGATGCTTGTCCATGCCGAGGATGTAGCGGCGCATACGCCAGAGGCGGTTGTAAAGTTTGGGTTGAAAGATGTTTTGCTGCTATCCATTAAGCAGGAGCCTCATGCTCCGAAGAAGGTCAAGGAGGGTCGATATAGGATGATTTGGATCAGCTCCCTCGTTGACTGCTTCGTGCAGAAGCTCCTGCATAAGGCTTTGAACGCGCGAGACATAGATCATTACCAGACTGGACAACGGTTTCACTCCGCTGCAGGGATGGGACACCACGACGAGGGAGTCGCGCAGCTTTGCTCTGCGATCGAAGCGGTTTTCGGTAACGATGAGTGCTTGCTAACATGTGATGCCTCAATGTGGGATTTCACGATGGATAAACAAGCCCACATCAACCATGCAAAACGCAGATGCCTCTCTTGCGCTGACCCAGCGGTTAGAGATCTAATAATGACTCTGGCGCACCTGAATTACAAGCACGTTTGTGAAAACAAGGGTGAAATCTGGCGGTGCAACAAGGAGGGTGTCAATACCTCGGGGCAGAGCTCAACAACAGCCGACAACACGTTTACTCGTCACAGTCAGGCTAAAGCCAGCGGTGCAAAGAAGTTCATCGGCAACGGGGACGATATGATCGCAGATCCAGGGTTCAGCCCGGAGCTAGCTGCGAGATTTGGGACCAAGAGCCGTGACGTTGAAATTAACAGCTCGAAGGTGGTGCCTTTTACTTCGCATCACTTTGATCGAGAGACCAAGACGGCTTCTTACGACCGCCCGGTTAAGCTAGCCTGGAATTTGTTGGCAAACTGTTCGAGCAATGACTTCGGTCTGAGGGTGGACGCAATGCTTTGCGTGATTCGCAACACCCCGGTTGCGCTTGAGAAATTCAAGAAACACCTGGGCAAGCACGCACTAGGCTCTGGCACTTGCAACAAGGAGTTGCTCTGGGCCATTTAATAGCAGCAAGTATGTTGAGCATGTTAATGTACTGGCGGGTTGGCGTCCGCCCTGTTGTAGCCATGAATTTTTAAGAATCAAATTGTCACTGCGTGCATGACACGCGTTCTTTTCTGCTGCGGTGAAGCTGAGCTTCACGTTTTAGTTACAAGTGACACCAACGATGCCGAGACGTTGGGGACAGG